CTGGCGCTCCATATCGGCGGCCTCGGCCTTGCCGTAGACGATACGCTCGATGCGGCGGTAGGCCCCGGTATCGGGGTCGGTATAATTGACGCGGACGCGATAGCCCTGCAGGCCGTCGCGCTTTTTTTGGATCTTTGTGACAGGCATAGCAGACTCTCCTTGGGGCGGGCTCAGCCGCGAAGCCAGCCGATATTTGGGCTGAGAGCGTCGATGATCAGCAAAAAGACAACGACGGCGACGAGGCTGGTGGCGATGATGGCAAGCAGCCGCATCCAGCGCGCGCGAAAAGCTGCGAGGCGCTCGAGGAATGCGATGCGGGCGTCCTTTTCCGCGAGCAGCGCCTCGCAGGTCAGGGCAGCGGGTGTGTCCTCCGGCGGCGGGAACAGGTCGGGGAGTACATCGGACATCGGGACCTCGGCTGCGGCGACGAGGTCGATGACCGTCTGGAGGCCGGGGTTTTCGGTCCCGCCGGAGAGGATGCGGGAGATCGTGCTGATGGGGACGCCGGAGCGATCCGCCCACGCGGCGAGGGTGAGGCCGGACTTTTGCTTGACGGCATTGAGCCGGTCACAGATTTGTGTCATGGTGTCGCCTCCTGACGATTTCGTTTTCGGGTGCGGATTTTTGCAAAAAGCGTGCGGGGTTCCCGTTTTTGGCCGTGGTTTCCCGCGGCGGGGGATGGTACGATGCGGGTGCAAAGGGGGTGCGCCGGATGGAGCGATGGATCAAGTACCGGTTTGTAAGGGAGTACCGGCGGCTGCGGCCGGACGGGCGGGCGCGCGTGGAGCGCGCCAGAGACGAATTGAGGCTGGCCGCCTGTGGGGTACGGCCAGCCTCAGAAGAGGAGATCGTGCGGGAGTTTTTACGGCTGCCGCCGGAGGGGCAGCGGGAGGTGCTGGACGTGCTGGAGATGTGTGTGCGTAGTTGATATTTGCAGTATACCATAAAGCGGCAGGAGATATCAAGAGACACATTGCACAAATAACATGGGGTAAAATGCACAAAAATGCTAGAATGCGGGTGGAGGGGAGACCCTTACGACGGACAAGGAGGACATAAGATGGACATTTTGGCGGAGGTCATCGGCGAGCTGGCGCACCTGACGGAGGCGGAGCTTTACAGTCTGCTGCAATTTCTTCGGGCGGCACGGCGTAATTCGCGTTTGGAATGCGAAAACGACGCGCTATAATATAGGCAGGGCCGCAGGGAAGTAAGCGTTTATCGATCCTTTCTTTTTCTTTTCAGTGCATAAGCAAAAATCTCCTTTCTTTTTGCAAAACAGGGCCGCATCCGTTAGCAGAACGGGTGCGGTCTTGTTTTGTTTGCGGCAACACCGCGCGGTGCTGCCGGTGGTGCGGAGGTGCACCCGCTTATCGTCACTCTGTACGAACTGACAGTGCCTTCCCGAGATTGCACCCCAAGGGCACTTCCTCGCGCTTCGCGCTCAGGGCGCCACGTCGCTTCGCTCCTCGCAATGACAAACTTGGGGGGATTTGACCGTTTTAACGGGGCCGGTGCGGGGCGCGGGTGCGGAGCCGGGAGGGGCATGCCCCTCCCCTACAGGGTAACGGGGGCCGGTGCGGGGCGTACACCGCATATAGGCAAATATAGGCAAATATAGGCAAATACAGGCATAGCAAAAGCCCGCAGCGGGTGCTGCGGGCTTTGCGCTAGGTGCCGGGATCGTCGGCGCGGCGGGCAAGGATCTCCTCCATGAAGTCGGCCAGCTTTGGCCAGAACTCCGGCGGGAGGTCGGCCAGCGCGAGCAGGAAGTCCCGGCGAAGGTCGCCCGGCGGGGCCTCCGACAGGCTGCGCGCGAGGTCGAGGATCTCCTGCCGGAGGGTCCGCTGGACGTACATCTCGCCCTGCCCCTCCCGCAGCCAGAGCTCCGAGACGCCGTAGACCCGGCAGATGTCGAGAATCGTCCGATCCGAGGGCTGCTTTACGCCAGAGCAAACGCTGGCGATAAAGGAGCGACTGAGATGGAGGGGGACGACGAATTCTTCTTGAGTTTTACCGGACTGTTTCAGGACAGCAGCAATCCGACTGTTGATCGTGTCGGCCATGGTATCACCCCTTTCTCATCACTAGGATACACCAAGGAGACACGAATGTCAATAAAATGTTTCCGGGAATACAAAAATGCTTGACAAAGGAGAGGGCATGTGCTAATATGAGCCTAGGAGACAGTAAAACGTCTCTAAGAGACGAAAAGAGAGGAGGAGAGAGGATGCGTGGGATGCTGATCTTGTTCGGCTGCGCGACGGCCGCAGCGGGGACGTTTGTGTGCGTGCTCACTGCAAAGCGCAAGGTCGACCGCGGGACGCTGCTGACGATCAGCGGGGTGCTTCTGGGCATGCTGGCGCAGCTGGCCCTGTTTGGACTGATGCTCGTGAGAGGATGAGCAGCGCCGCCGAGAAGTACTCATCTGTTATGCAGGTGGTGCAATGCTGGCGCTGGAACAGATCCGCGATCCGCGAGAACTGCGTCTGCAGCTCCGCGTCCGGGCAAAGAATCTGGAGGCGGTAGGCCGCGGACAAAAAGCGCCAGCAAGAATCCCCACGGTCGACCTCGGACATGCGGGCGTAGCTATCGCAAAGCAGCGCGACGGCGCGAGATCGCGAAGCTGCTGAAAACGCTGGCGGAGCTGCAGGGCTACAAGGACGCGGAGTTTGAAACGGCGGAGCTGCTGGATAACGAGTAAGGAGGAAGCGGAAATGGCTGAGAACAGGCGGCACCAATACAGCTACATCGACGGGAACGGCCGGGCGGTATTTGTGAGCGAGTGGATCAAGCGGCCGAGATGGAGGAAGAAGCCCCGGCACAAGGGCCGGGGCAAGGTTTACGGACAGGCGCGCGGATGAGCGCCGGAAAGGAGAAAAGCAATGAGCGTAAAAATCGAAGTAAAGGGCAAGGCGTGGCCGGAGAAGTACCAGAAGCTCCTCGACCGGGCGGAGGAGCTGACCAGCGACAGCGACCTTGAGCAGGCTTGCGTGTGGAAACTGCTCGGGGCAATTGCAGACGCGCGCGGGGAAGAACTGCACGGGGAGCGAGTAGACAACAGGCTGGCGGCGCTCAACTTTGCGGTGGAGATGCTCCTGGGGGATGGACAGTGCGCGGCGCAGACGCCGGAACCGGCAGCGACGGCAAACCCGGCCGAAGAAATCAGCCGGGAAAGCATGCGAAAGGCGGGAGAAAAGGCGGACGAGGCAAGCAAGTGCATGCAGGAGCTGCGGGACGCCGAAGAGGAATGGAGCGCGCTGCTCCCGGAGCTGGTCAACAGCGACGCCGAGAAGGAGGCATGGACGCGGCTGGTCACGGCCGACGAGCGCATGCGCCGCACGCGCAGCCAGCTCCGCAGGGCAGCCAAGATCGCGATGGGGTACATCACGGAGTAAGGGGGTGAGGATATGAGCGAGAGCCTGAAGCAGATGACGGACAAGCTGCTGACGCTGGCCGGGCAGATGACGGAGGCGGAGATGGCGGCGGTCAAGGGCTGCATCTACGGCATGATCGTCGCTGTGGATAAGAGAAACGAGTGATAGGGGTGCGGCGGTGCACCAGAACACGCAAGCCATTGAATTGGCGTGTACCGGGCGCTCAGTGAGCGCCGCTACCGATAGTGCGTGCAGAGCGCCGCTACCGATAGTGCGTGCAATGACAAATCTGGAAGAACGGAGGATAGCAACATGAGGATCGCAATGATCTGCGCGCTGGGCGCGTGGATGGCACTGGTGGTACTGCAGGAGGCGCTGGCGGAGCGGGAGCGCAGACGGCTGCAGCGGCAGGCCGAGGCGCAGGAGCGCATGTGGCGCAATGCCCGCGACATGCAGATGCGGCACTGGGAGGAGATCGGCAAGCAGCACGACGAGCTGGACCGGCTGGCCGAAAACCTGCGCCGCTGGGAGGACGAGCTGGCCGAGAAGGAGCAGCAGCTCGGCGCGCAGCAGAAAATGCTCGAGGAGCTGGCGAGACAGATCGTGACCGGGCAGGACGCCGGGACGACCAACGAGGCCGGGACGGTATGAGGACCGGGCGGGTGCGGGTCCCGCAGGTACGGGACATCGAGACGGCGCTGCGGCTCTACTACGAGCGGCTGGAGCTGAGCAACAAGGACATCCAGGAGCTGTTTGGCGTCGCGCCGTCAACCATCAGCCGCCTCAAGGCGCTGGTGCGGGAGGCGCAGGAGCGCGACGGAATCCAGTGCTGGAACATCAACCACGTCAACACCGAGGCGGCCTACAAGGCATGGGGCATCGACATCCAGCGCCTCGAGCGCAACTACAAACGGCTGCAGTCCCTCCGGCTCAAACCGGAGGGCGCGATGGGCGGCGCGTGATCCGCCCGACCTGAGGGCGCGCAAGGGACGGCCGCGGCGAGAGCACAAGCCGCGGAGGGCAGGCTCGATACCTGCCGCCCTCTCCAGATAAGAGGAGGAGATCACAATGACCAATTTTGCGAGGATCGTGCAGAGCACGGAGGCCATGGCGGCGGCGCTCGTCGATGCGGCGTGGTGCGAGGGCTGCCAGTACAACCAGCGGGGCATCTGCCTCTACTACCGCAACGACGGAGCGGACGACACGATCGCCGAGGCCTGCACGAGGCGGGCGGCCGAATGGCTGGAGGAGGAAGCGGAATGAACTGGATGAGCAGCGCGGCGCAGATCGAGCAGGCCCGGCTCGATGAGCTGAACCGCAAGGCGGAGGCCAGAGCGCAGGCCCGCAGATGCCGGGAGGCGGAGCAGCGGGCGGCAGTGGCCGAGCAGAGGGCAAAACAGGCGCAGCAGGACGCGGACCGGAAGGTCGCGATGCTGGTGCTGGCAACGGCCGCGATGGCCTGCATGGTCCTCGGGGTGTGCGTGATGCGCGCCTCGGCATGGATCGGGGCCGGTCTGCTGGGCGCGGCGGCGCTGCTGGTGAGGTGGATCCCGCGTGAGGGATGAGTGTGTCTGCCGCGCGTGCCGGTACCTCCGCGAGGAGGACGCCGGGCGCGATGCAAAATTTTACCGGTGCGGGGTGACGGGGCGGGTGATCGAGCACGCTCCGCTCTGCGCCAAATGGCCGAGCACGCCGCTGCGGCGCTGCCCGGCCGCCGCAATCAGAAAGGAGCTGCACAGCATGGAGAAGAGGAACAAATGGGAGCCCGGCGAGCGGGTGTTGGCGGTGTGCACGGGGACGTGGCACTACGGCGTCGGCGTGGTCCGCAGGGGGCCGGACAAAAACAACCGGTACGTCGTGGAGTTTGACCGCGACGGCCTGCGCAGCGGGTGCCGGGTGATCGGGAGGCCGCAGGAATGAGCGTATGCGACAAGCGATGCGAGGCCTGCCAGTATCCGGACTGTATCAACGACGAGATGGATCTGGACGACTACAGGGAGGCTGACGCAAGGGACCGGGCGCTCGGGACGGTGCGCAAGGCCAAGGCCCCGCCGCCCGTCGGGGGCAACACGGCCAAAAAGGAGGCGGCGCGGGAGCGCAGCCGGGAGAGGGCTAAGGAGCGTTACGCGGAAAAGCGGGAGGAGAGACTCGCCTACTTAAGGAAATGGCACGCAGAGCATCCGGAGTGGCGCAAGGAATACTATCAGCAAAACCGGGAGCGCCTGCTGGCGCAAGCGAGGGCGTACCGGGAAACTCACAAAGCCGCAGTGCGGGCTTATAAGAGGGCCTATTATCAGGCCAATCGGGATAATTACCGCGCCTATCGTAAGGCGCACCGGGAGGAGATTAACGCCCGGAAGCGCGAGAGATACGACAAGCGCATGCGGGAGCACGGTCAGGGAGACGCGGAGCAGCAGGGCCGGGAGAAGGACTACCAAAGAGCCTACTATCTGGCCCATCAGGAGGAGCTCCGCGCGAAAGGCCGGGAGTACCGCGAGAAGAACCGCGAGCGGCTGAAGGAGCAGAAACGGGCGTACTATCTGGCCCATCAGGAGGAGCTCCGCGCCAAGGCGCTGGCGCGGTACTACAGGAAGAAAGGGGAAGGGGCATGACGGTATACATTGCCGGTGGGATCACCGGCGTCAAGGATTACAAGGCGCGGTTTGCGGCTGCAAAGCGGATGCTTCTGCGGGAGGAACAGGAACGGACGGACAGCACGGCGAGGTACTATGGCTCGCCGCGGGCGGACAAGGTACTCAGCCCGGCGGAGCTGCCGGAGGACTGGCCGGGCAAGGTCTACATGGACGTTTGCCTTGCGATGATCAACAAGGCCGACCTCGTGGTGTTTTTGCCCGGCTGGGAGCGCAGCCGCGGGGCAAGCCTCGAGATGCAGTATTGCCGGTACCAGAGCAAGGCGGTGTACAAGATTGCAGAGGAGGAGCTCGAGGGGTGGATGCGCGATGAGGCAGGCTAAAAGCGGAGAGTTCCGATCGACCGTGTACACCAACCGCCCGCCGTATGCCGATTTCGACGCGCCGCAGAAGTTTGAGGCCATCAAGGGGATCATCGCCCGGCGGCTCCGGGAGCACCCCAACGCCATGTGCAGCTACAGCGGCGGCAGCGACAGCGACAT